TCGGGGTAAAGTTTGTCGATGGCGGCGTCGTAAGGGTTGGCTTCTTTGTATGCCGCGCCTTCTTTGCCGCTTGACGTCACTTCGCCCACTTTACTGTTTTTTACGTCTTCTGCGACGTTGGCAAGATAATTCGCGCCCTGTTTTTTCTGCTCCGCCACTATGCTCATAGCGACGTCCGCAGCGGCCTGCGGGGTTTCGAATTTCGCTTTGCTGACGATATCCTCGAACCCCGGCAGCGCGATATTTTCAATGTCCTGTATGCGCTTGCGCTCCGAGGCGGCGGCTGTTTCGGCTAACTGCGCCGTTAATTCGGGGTATGCCGCCTTTAACTCTTCTACGGTCTTAGGTTCCATGGTTTTGTCTCCTCCTTCTTTATTTTTGTTTTGTGTTTTGTTTATATTTGAAAAACCATCGCTGTTTACAACAACGCGGTCAATCAGCGCTAACGGTATGTTTTTGTACATAGAAATATCGTACAGGCTAAAATTATCGGGGTTATCGTCAGATTCGGATTTATTTAAATCCTCGAACATCAATTCGTCGCAAAATCCGCTCTCGACCGCTTCTTCCCCCGTGTACCATGTTTCCGCCGTCATTAAATCGTAGATTTCTTTTTTGTCTTTTCCCGTTTTTTCGGCGTATGCGCTTATGATCCCCTGCTTGATTTTATCCAGCATGGTCATGTCTTTTTTAAGCTGCGGTATATCGTAATATCCAAAGGCGAAAATATACGGGTCGTGAATCATAAACCACGCGCTCGCCGGTATAGATGTTTTTTCGCAGGCCGCCGAAACGCCGACGGCGGCGCTCCCGCAAAATCCGTCAACTTTACAGGTTATGGTTTTCCCCTCCACCCTTTTTTCGCGTATGGCCGTCCTTATGGCCTCAGCCGCGAAAACGTCGCCTCCGCGACTATTCACGCGAATACATATGTTTTTGGTCGTGACTTTTTTTAGTTCCTCGTTGAATAAGTTCGGCGTCACCTGCGTTCCTTTTTCGTCCGACCAAGGCGATGAATACTGTTTGTCCGCGATTTCGTCATAAATGAAAATCTCCGTCGTTTCGTCGTCTAACAGACTGAAATTCCACGCCATGCGGTTAATTGTTATGTTGTTGTTGCTGTTCGGCAATTTGTTCTACCTCCCTTACTTCTTTTAACAGCGTCTCCTCGCGTTTCCGCTGTCTTACGTTTTTATAAAAATCGCTTCCCGATTGTTCCTGCGCCTCACGGTCGCGGGTCGAAAATCCGTTCTGCACGCGCCGCTCCGCCGCCGTGACTTCCTGCACAGGGTTCAGTAGTCCCTGGGCCGGACCGTTAAACTCCGCCTCGCTGTACGCTTTTCTTATCGCCGGGTCGTTGAAAAATCCAGGCGCGTTTATACGCCCCTTCGCCACGGCTTCAGCAAGCCATTCTTCGAAAACGGGCATGCAAAAATCATTTATCAGCCACTTGCGGTGCATTTTTACCGACTTCCAGAATTCGAGTAGAGCTCCCCGTGCCGCGCTGTACGATGATGTAAAATGCTTTATGAGCACCTCGTAGGGGATTTCTAAAGCAGAGCCTATTTGACGGGTTACCGCCGTAAAGAACCCTTCAAAGTTCGCGTTCGGCCTGCCGGGACTTACGGCGTTTGCCGTTTCGCCCTCCTCGAGGTCAATTATGGAGCCGCTGCCGAGCTCTATTGAGTTCGGGTCGCCCGCGTCTACTTGTTGACTCGCCGGGATAACCTCGCCCAGAGCTGCGTCGTCGCCGCTCATCTCGCTTTTTTGTATAAATACGGCAAACAATCCGCTGACAACCGCCGCGTCGATTTCAGCCTCCGTGTAGCGGCCGAGTTGTTTTATGGTTTCGATAACCGGAGCTAAAAACGGAACCCCGCGCCGCTGGCCTATGCGTTCGCGACTCATGACATGTAAAGCATTCCGACGTCCGGTTAATTTGCCAAAAGCTTCGACCCGGACCCATGATTCCTCAGACGACCAATTTTCTGACAAAGGATGAGTGTTTTTAATATGGTAAGCGACGACCTCGCCGTTTTTGTTCATTTCAACGCCGCCGACAATATCTTTACCTCTTTTATCTTTAGGATCACAAATACGATCTGCTTCTACAAGTCTGATCCGTAAGTCATACGGAGATCCAACGCGCTGCGTTGTCGGCAGCAACACAATGACGTCTCCCGATAAAAGCCAGTTGATAAAAGCGAGCTGTTGCAGTTCGTAAAAATTATCGATCCTCTCGATATCACAAGCCTCAGATTCGGCCCATAAAGCAAACTCCCGCTCGATGTCGCTTTCAATCTTTTGTGCCTGTTCTTCTGTCAAACCCAAGTATTCATAATCAATCTGGCTCTTTAAGGCGAGCCCCGCTCCGACGACATTCGTGCGCATGGTTTTCAACGCGCCCGTAGCGAGCGGAACGCCCATATATAAGTCGCGGGACCGCTGCCGCAAAGTGTAAAGATTTTCTTCTATATCTTCTTTTGCGCTCCCGGATTTATATAGCCAGCCTAATAGAGATTTTTTACTATGCGATCCGCCGTAGTTGCTGTATCCGGTATTTAAAACATTCAATTGCTTTCGATAAGCGGCGCGTTTCAGTCCCGCAGCCGGAGCGACGGCGGATATTACTTTATCCAAAAAATTCAAAATACATCACCTCTTTACATAATAAAAGACACTTTTTGTGTCTTTTATTAAATATTTATTTTTTTACGGGTTTTGTTAATGCGTCTTTTATAGTCCACCCTCTATGTAAGCGTCTCTCCAAGGTCTTTCTTTTTATCCCGAGCACATCGGCCCATTCTGTCAATGTCATTGTTTTGTTATCGTGCGTATATAAAATACTTATATTTTTTACAGGGTTTGTTAATACATCTTTTATAGTCCACCCTCTATGTAAGCGATTACGTAATATGCCGTTATTTATACCGAGTGCGCCGGCCCATTCCGCTACTGTCATTGTTTTGTTATCGTATTTTAAATATTTATTATCTCTTCTATTATTGTTTTGTTCTTTACTTGTTGTCCAACGGCAATTATCGGGTGAATATCCGTCGTTGTTATTTATTCTATCTATAGTCAGGCCCTTTTTGTAACCGTTTTGTGTTGCCCAGTTATAGAAAGACTGAAAATCATTTTTCCATTCGTCGCAAACAAATATTCCCCGTCCGCCGTAATTTTTGTAAGCCTTATCACTTTGTCGTTCTGTGCGACCTTTCATGGCTTGCCATACTTTGTATAAATCGCTATTTGTTTTTCCGTGTGTCGTTCTTAATTTTTTGTTAATATCCACTTGCAAACAACCGCAACTTTTTGTAGTTCCGTTTTTTAAATTTGCTGCTCTTATAATAGTTTCTTTTCCGCAATCGCACATACAATTCCACTGAGTTTGAAGCCGTTTTGCATTTTCAGCGCGGCTTATAACCGTAAGCCGCCCGAACCTTTGATTCGTTAAGTCGACGAATTTACTCATGTATTTTCGCCTCCCTGATCTTTGGCATTTGTTCGTGTCATGGATCCCCAAATCGAATGATAATAACCTTGACCATACCAATGCGCTAATCTCATATTTACTTTTTCCACATCTATCCGTGTATAAATGCCTCCGTGCCGCTTATCCGCGTCATATCTTCTATTTTGTATATCGTTATCTTCTATAGCGTCAATAACACCTTCTAAATAATTGCGGAATCTTTTGCGATATTCCTTTGACAAGTTCATATATGTCGTTATAATTTGAATATCAATTTCGTTTAAATCAAATAAATCAGACGATTTAACTAATACTGTCATTAAGTTTGCGATAGTTTGTAAATTGTTCATATAACATACCTCTCAATTTAAAATAATTTCTTGACTTCACGTAAAAGGTATGATATAATATTTACATCGAGCCTTTCACGGTTTGGTGTTTGAAGCAGTCCGCCGCTCTCGACAGTAACGGGCTGTTTCTTTTATTGTTTTGCTTTTTTTTGCGCTTCTGTGTACATCTTTTTTATACCGCGCGAGATAACCTCGGTTTTGGTAAGATTAAGAATTTC